CGAATTGGATCATATCCTGTTCTAGTTGGCATAAAAGCCTCTTGTGGTTGAACAGGGGCTTGATAACCTTCAGGCGTAAAATACGCAGGGCCACCCACCACGAGATTGTTTGCTGGTCTTGGGGGTGTAGGCATACGTTGAATATTGCGTTCTGCAAATTGATCGGGCCTAGTAAGACCTGGAGGTGCAACTAAAACTCGATCAGACATTTTTTTAGGAAACGCCGCTAAACTTAGTGCCTCTTAAAGCAGCTCCGCCACCCTTAGAGTTACCAGCACCATACTTACCAGGTTTGCCACCATTAGCAACTTTTTGTGGTGTTGCATAATTAACCGTGCCTTGATCTTTAATCGTTACACTTGATTTAACGTTTTTTGCTTTTTCCATTTTTTTTACCTTTATTTTTTCTTGCTGCTTCTAGAGCAATTGCAATAGCAGTTTTCTGTTTTTTACCGCTACCCATTAATTCACTTATGTTAGCAGATATTGTCTTCTTACTGCTACCTTTTTTTAAGGGCATATTATTTCTTCTTTTTTACCTTGGCCTTAGTCTTAGCGACAGCTTTAGGTTTGGAAACTTTTTTTGCTTTTGGTTTGCTTTCTTTAACAACTTTGGCAAGGACTTCATTCGCTTCCTTATCGGCTTCTTTTGCGATTTTGTCGATGTCGAGATTTGCATTCTCATTGATGATCGGTTGATTGCCATTGATTCTACGCTCCTCTTCTTCTTTTAATTGTTTTTTGTGCATTGCTGCCATTTCTTCTCTTATTGAACTCATTTGTTACCTCGCATGATATCCATTGCTTTGAATTGGTTTTGTTGTTCGATTCTTTCTCTTGCTATGTCATCTTTCATCTTAGCAATGTCTTGTTGAATAACCAAACGTTGTTCTGCTAATTGATTACTTTGCATAGCCTTCATAGCATCAAACTGTTGACGTTGTGCAAACTCTTCACGCTTGCGTTGTACATCATCAGCTTTGATGTCTAACTCTTTACCTCTTAGTTCTACCAAAGGATCAGGTTGTGGAGGGGGTGGCATGAAGATAGAATTTATTTGTTCCATCAACTGAGAGACAACTGCAGCCACGTCTCTTGCCACCGACTCTTGTAATTGTTGTTGATACTGCATGCCAACTTCTGGTGGCAATTGTTGTATCTGTTGCAAGGTTGCTTGGAACTCTGGGTTCTGAGCATTTTGCTGGTCAACAATTTCAGCAGCCCTAAATGAGACATGCTGATAAATATGTGCTTGTATTAAAGATAATACAACTGGGTTTGATTGTGCAGTAATGGTTCCATACAAAGATACATGAGAATTAATATGTGAATCATGATCTTGGCCTTGGAAAGCTTGCGCTGGCATTCCAGCTATCAAACTTGCATTTTCACTTGCAGGGTCAATCGGTTGAGGTTGAGGGGGAGGTGGCAAAAGCTGTTCAATGTTTTGCACTCCCATTGAAGCATACATTCTTCTGTAAGCTTCATGAATTCCAGTAGGCCCATGAATCTCAGGATTGCTTTGTACTGTTCTAAGAAGTTCTTGAGCCATGATGACTCTTTGACTCATAGAAAAAGTATTAGGATCTGAGACAGGTAATACATCTACCCTGTTATCAAAATCTAAAGCCTTAATGGTTTGATTGCCATTAGCTGTTGAATATGGATAAGCGGGTGGTAGATATTCGCCAAACACTTTGGATAAAATTTCAAACTCAATTCTTTGACTTGCATGTAGTCTTTTGTGAATGGCACTCATAACACGAGTGCCACGTTCTAACAGAGCAACCGTTGTACCGACTGGCGCATTTTGGTTTCCATCACCCACTTGAATGTCTGCGATAGATGCGAAACGCCTCCCACTGTCGACCAAGATCCCTAGGAGAGAGAGAAGGGTTTGACTTGGCTCCTTAAAAGGTAACGGTACAAAAGCGTCTCGCAAACTACCGCCGGGTGCGTCCATGTCTCTGAACTCGCCGGGCTGTAAAGGCTGGTCGTCATTACGAATACGAATTCCTCTAGCTTTAAATCCAGCTGGTAAATTAGATAAAGTACCAGCGTCAATAAGCTGACGAAGAATTGAAGTTGAGGCTTTCGATAAGCCTCCAATCATGTGAGTCAAACCAAAGCCATAAAATCCTAGCCCTGGTAAAAACTTATAATGCACAAAGTAATTGGTACGCTGTTTCAGCTGATCATTTTCTTTGTAGTTTCTGCGAATTGATAAAACTTTGTTATTAGCAATGGTGACAATGTATGGCAATTTAATTCCAGTCTCTTCACCTTGAGCGTTCATATCTTCAAATCCTGGGATGTCTAGCTCTGTATGAATCTCATGCACTTTGCAAGTATCATCATCGCCGTAGCTTGGACTAACGCCTTGAAGCTCGTCTATCTCTTCTTGAATTTCATCTGTTTCATCTGCCATCATGCTTGCAGAATCTATTTTTACATCGCTGTAAAAACCAACTTGTTGCAATTTGCGTATGTCGTTCATTGATATGTTAATTACATGCGTGATTCTTGTAGCGCTGTGTAAGTCTGTTGCAGCATAAGGCACAATTAAATCTTCACTTGGAATAAATTTAGAGACTGCTCGTCCTAAGTTTTGGTCGTAGTAAACTTTTCTAAAAGCTGAACCAGATAGAGGTAGATAAAATAACATTTGATCAGTTTCAGGATCATATTCTTTCATGACCTGCATAAGCTGATAATTCATAAACTCTTGCACACGAGAAGCCTGTTGTTCAGTTTCCGGAGTTGTCATGCCAAGTACCTGTGTTTTGACTGGGCCTTGCGATGGTAAGAGTTCGTTGTAAGCTTGCGCTTGGAATTGGGTAACACTTTCTGCAAGCAATGGATGCATAACACCCGAAGCTCCTTCAAAGGGAGCAGATCTTTCTTCATACTTCATGCCAAGATATTCAAGGCCATTGCGATATGTTTTTTCCCAATCGCTACGAGATTCTTTATCAGCTTCAATGTTGCCCATCAGATCATTCTTTAAAGAATTAAGATCTGAATCATCTATGATGTCTGCTAAATTAGCATAGAAATCTGTGTTGTCCATAGGAGGTAATGGCGCGCCAAACTCGATGCTACCATCTTCCATTTGCTCAAATGAATCTAGCTCTGGGTTAGACTCAGCAACATCGACCTCAATGTCCATGTCTTTAGATCTGTCGCGTACTTTAAGGTCTACCTGCTCGTCAAAGGTAATTGCTTTATCTGTGGTTGCCATTTATTTTTTACTAAAGTCTTTTTTAATGTCTTTAATTGTTTGCCTTGCTCTTCTCATGCGAGCGCCGCCACCTTCATATGCAGTCATAGCTGCTGCTGTAGCTCCGGCTGCTCCAGCTACTTTAGCTGTAGTCTTGGCTGCTTTTACTGTTCTGTTGGGAAGATTCATTGGTTGTTTTTTATGGCTTGATGGCAACATGTCTTTAGAATCTTCTTTAAGATTCTGTTTAATTTTTGTTGTTGCTCTTTTAAGAGCCTTTGCTGTTTTGGCTACTTTTCCCATTTTACTTTAGAGCTTTACCGAAACCTCTTTTGGCTATGCCTACACCTCTTTTCTTACCACCCTTTCTCATGCCTTTAGACTTCATCATCCCGCCGTTTTTCATGCCTTTGGATGTCATGCCACCGGTTTTCAATTTTTTAGGTTTGGCTTTATTTTTAGGAACTTTAGTTGGCACTGGTTTAACCTTTCCTTTTACTTTATATTTAGACAGCTTGACTCCACTTGTGCCAATATATTCGCCTTCTTTGTTTGGCCTTTTAGGTGCAGCTGCCATTCTTCTTTTAATTGTTTTATTTTTTAATCTTGCTTTAGCTTTTTTAGCATCTGCGTCTGAAATTCTAAATCCGCCTGTATCCTGTTTTGCTCTTTCCATTTTGATCTTCTTGGCAGTCAGCTCATCAACTTTTTTAGTAATGGCTTTTTGAACTTTGGGATCGTTGGACTTAACAGTTATTTTTCCATCTTTAATTCTTTGAGCAGTGCCTTTGGTTAACTCTGAAATGCTTTTAATAAATTTTGTTTTTGACATATTAACCTCTAATAATATATTCGTTGTTTAGGTATTGGTTCATCGTCCTCTTCATCAGAGTCCAATCGAACAAAATTACCTTGACGAAATCTCAGTATAGCCTGTGTTGTCGAATCTACAAAGTCATCGTGTTCACCAAATGGAAATGCTGCGCATTCCTCTATAACTTCCTCTGCAAATATGGCATCGGGAGCCCACACCATCCCTGCTTCAAACACAGGAGAGGCGCTGTGTACACGGGTGACTTTGTCCTTCCCTTTAGTGGGTCGGTAGTTCACCACAGGTATGCCCATCATTCTCAGCTCTTGCGTCAAAGGCGTACCACTTGCTTGAGATTCTACCAAGACAATGTCCGGTTGCCAATAGTTATATTCATCATAAGCTGTTGCTTTTAAATCTGGAAAGTCCCAGCGCCCTCGTTTAGCATCTAACAGCATGATGGATTCAGGTGCACCATCGCTTGGTTTAAAAACGCCCCAAGTGGTAATGGCGCTATAGTCAGCAGTTTCTTTGGAACTAAAAGCTGTATCATAAGACTGAAGTATGTAGGAGCAAGGAGGGGGATTGTCTTGCTCCCACATTTGCCACCACTCGCGTTTGAGTAGGGCGCCCTCTTCAGAGGTAGGGTTTTGCATGTACTGGGCGTTCCACTTAGCCACAGGAATTGAAGCCTTTACAGCCTCTAACTCTTCAAGCTTCCAGAAGCCGGGCCACAAAGGGGTGTTGTCTTCCAAAATGGCAGGCAACTCTAAAATCTCCCATTGATCAGCATGGTCTTCGCTCATGCGCTTAATCAGTTTCTCAGTAAGATCCAATGTTGACCAGCGCGTCATCACAATCACAATAATACCACCAGGCTGTAAACGCTGGCGCGGGCCGGAGGTGTACCATTCATAAGCCGACTCAAGGGCAGTAGGCGACAGAGCATCTTGCTCAGAATGTGGATCATCGATAATGAGCAAGTCAGCGCCTCGACCTGTGATGGCGCCACCGACTCCAGCAGCAAAGTATTCGCCGCCTTTGTTCGTCTCCCACCGACCTGCTGATTTGGAGTCAGCAGACAAACTCACCTTGTTGAAGATTTGCTTGTACTCATCTGTGTCCATCAAGTTACGCACCTTGCGCCCGAACCTTGCCGAAAGTTCGGCGGTGTGAGTGGTTTGCATAATTTTCATGTCAGGCTTGAGGCCCATGATCCAACTCGGAAAGAACACAGAAGCAAACTCAGACTTGGTATGACGTGGGGGCATGTTAACGATAAGACGCTTGCACTTGCCGTTGGCCACAGCTTCGAGCTTTTGCGCAAAGAGCTTATGGTGCTCGCCTTCGATGAAGCCGTCCCATACGTGCTTAACGTACTCGATAAAATCTGTTTGCGCTTTCTCGCGCACGCCCAGTTGCTTGATACGATTTTGAATTAAGACAATCTCTTTTAGAGCATCGTCTGGCACATGTTCTAGTTTTGTGTTTTTTGCAGGCATTTCAAAATGTTTTTTTCTGTGTGAAATATGGTACCTCAATAGGGGTCCCAAATGAAGAGGGGGGGTAAAATGGTTTTTTGGGTAATTGTATATATCGATAGTTATTTATATACACAAAAAAAAATCGCCACGCCCCTATATATGGGGGTGGGGGTCAAGCAAAACTCGCAATCAAAAAATGGCACGAGATCCAATAGAGACCCAAAGTATGACATGTATGACAATTTTTTCCGATGTCAAGTTTACTTTACATCAGCAGCATGCTCAATATTAAGTGTTTATATTGTGCGTCATAAATGTTGAACATCTGTTTAATATCTGCTATGCTGAACTTAAGTTCAGTTGGTAATTAAATAACCAAACATTATGCAACTGACAATATGGAGAAAACTAATCATGGATAAAAGATTAGACCAACTAAAGAAGCTACAAGATAAAATGGCTTCTTTGAAATGGAGCAAAGAGGTATCAACATACCTTGAGCTTTCAAATGCAATATCATCTCTAAAAGGTGCTATTAAAAAAGATGCTATGAGCCACCTTATAGTTAAGCCCAATGGCTTTGGTGTTAGACAAACGCTTAAAGAGTTCAAAGATGAATTCATGCTAGGCACTAACATGACAACCAACAAGAAAACCTTTAGTGGAATTCTTAAAGGTGAAGAGGTAATGGCTCACATTAAACTGACTCACAAGTCAGCTTATGAGGTGCAAGCTTCTAGTCTTCTAAAGATAGAGGGGTGGAACAATGCCTAATCATACTTCTAATTGTGTTGATGTTTCAGTCCAAACAGGTTGCTCAAAAGAGCAACTTGCCTTGGCTGAATTAAAAACCATGCTCGCCATTAATAGTGAAGAGTTTGATTTTAATGGAATGATACCAATGCCTAAAGAATTAAAAAAAGGCATAGGTTATGGTTTTGATAATTGCCCTAGAGATTATAAAAATAAAGTGGTTGCTATGTTCCTAAAAGTAGAAATGTTCGAGATAAGTGGATCTCAAACTTTGGCTTTGACAATTGGTATGATTGGAGCAATGCCAATTGGGGGACAAAGTGGAACTCTTACGATGTTGATGTTGATGCTAACTTTGATGATGAGTTAACAGTTCAATTCTTCACAGCATGGAGTTGCCCTTTTCCAATCTTTGCCAAGATGAAAGAATATTGCCAAGAGCATAATCTCAATCTATCTTGGGATGTTTGCTTCGAGGGTGAAGATGATGTCTTTGATCTTATGGATGAAGACATGCAAGAGTGGGGTGCATAATGAGTAATTGTCAATTATGTGGAAAGCGTGAAGATGAAAGAAACACACAAGAGCAAATGGGTTATACCATTTGCTTATCTTGTGATGGTCTTTATTCTGATGAAGAGCTACAAGAAAAAATGGAGCATAAAGCTCATCACAATAAGTATCTATTCTACACAAAATATTATAATCAGCTCAAAGGTTATAAGATCGTTAGCTATGAAATGATTGAGGATGATGGTGCATTAGCCCCATTTCCCTCATTCCAACTTACCCATCCAACCAAAGAAGATATTCAAATTGATGTCTCTATGGATGAAGAGGGGAATGGTGGTGGCTTTCTTTTCATTTCAACCAAGCGAGGTCAATCAATTGGATAACAGTAAAATCAAAGTGCTAATAGCTTGCGAGTATAGTGGCACTGTTAGAGACGAATTCTTGAAACTAGGATTCGATGCAATGAGTTGCGATATCTTGCCATGCGAAAGTGAGATCAAGGGCAAACATTACGAAGGTAATGTCTTTGATCTTTTGTATGGTAAAAATAGCAATTACTTTGATCTCATGATTGCCCATCCTCCTTGCACCCACTTATCAGTAACAGGGGCGAGGTGGTTTACTGAAGGAAAAAAACCTTGGTCATTGCGAGATGATGCGATTGAGTTTGTTCAAAAACTCATGGATGCACCAGTCAAACATATTGCCATTGAAAATCCAGTTAGCGTGATTTCTTCTTACATAAGGAAATCAGATCAAATGATTAACCCTTATCAGTTTGGGGATCATGAGTATAAAAGAACTTGTCTTTGGCTAAAAGATTTGCCCAAGCTTATTGATACTGACAATGTCAAAGAGGCTACTGACAAATTGCCAGTCAAAGAAAAGCACAGAATATGGTGGCTTGGCAGTGGCAAGGGCAAAGAGCGTAGCAAATTCTACAAAGGAATTGCCCAAGCAATGGCAAAGCAATGGGGGGATGCTATTAAGTAAACTGGCCTATTAAATCAAGGGAGCAATAGCTCCCTTTTTTTATGCTGGCAAATTTTCAGGTTGGGATGTGGTGGGCCCATGCAAGCGGCCCCAGGCTGCATAAATCAAAAAAACTTTTTACTATCATAGTACTTGTACGCAAAAGATCGCAAAAGAATTTACTATCATATACGCAGACGCAAAAATTTAAGATCTTCCTGAAACGCAAAGGCCAGGATTGGCTTAACTTCGTTAATGCTATGGCTCAGGTTGCATCAAAAGAATTCAATGACGGGCTTTTGGTGAATCCGTTTTTTTGAAAAGTTGTGTAAATTGTGTATAATATAGGTTAACCAACCATAAACCATTAAGGAGGACATTATGGGAAATAGAGCGATTATTGCTTTCAAAGAACCGAAAGCAAAAAGAAATGATAAACAGATACCTTGTATCTATTTGCATTGGAATGGTGGAAGAGACTCGGTTGAGTCTTTTCTGGAAGCTGCAAGAAGACTAGATGTTAGAAGCACTGATCAAAATTATTCAATGGCTAGACTAACTCAAATAATAAGCAATTACATAGGGGGGACGCTTTCAATTGGCTGTAGTACAGTTGGCGATTGGGCGTTAGACTTCTTAGACAATGGCGTTTATTGGGTGGATAACCTAGAAATCTATGATCGAACTGATACATATGAAGGCTATGAAGAGCAAAAAAATCATAATCAGGAAACAATGGTTCAAGAAATCCTAGAGATTAATGAGCCAATTTTTGGGGGTAAGTAATCATGAGAACATATAAAATAATAAGGTTCTATGAAAAAGATGGCTTTCCGGCGCCTTCCAGGAGAACAATAAAAAAAGGGCTTACACTTGCGCAAGCCCAAGAACATTGTCAACGAGATAATACTTCAGGCTTTCATAATAATACAAGGTGGTTCGACGGATACACTAAAGAGGTGACATCATGAGAGAAGGATTCATCTATGGATTACTTACCGCATTAGCGGTGAGTGTCCCTGTAATGTTAGTTGATCACTTGGCCATCATTCCTGCATTCCTGGTTTTCCTATCAGGCTGCTTGTTCAGTATTTCAGTTGGCGCATTTATAAAACCAACAAAATAATGGATAACATAAAAGCAATTGAAATTATTGAGGACATTGATAATGGTGTCTACAGTGAAAAAGATTTTATTTCTGCATGGCAACATTTAGTAGATACAGGCATAGCCTGGAAACTTCAAGGAAGCTATGGGCGCAAAGCGCATGAGTTAATTCAAAACGGTTTAATCAAACCA